TTCACTCTTCGTTCTCCATGGCTATCTGTACTTGCCCGTTTGGGAAAATAATCATAATTTTTCTGCCCATCTTTTTTGCCTTGCGGATTGTGCTCCAAGTTCCCGACCTTCTTTCTTCGCTCATTCCTTTCGGAGTTGCCAAGAGGAATTGAGTTGATTTTACAATTTGAAGATTTCTCTCAAGATAAGGCAAAGCTTTCTCTTCTTTGTCAGCCTTACAAAAAGCCCTTTTAGAAGAATTCGTTGGGGGATGAAGAACGATAAAGTATCCCACCTCTCTTGCGATTTGATGAGCCTCGCTATCTGCACCTATACAGTCTCCATGATGAAACTGGTCGTTCTCTTCGTAGAACAACTTAAGTGCTCTCTTCATAGCCTTCTTTTGAGGTTCTGTCATCCCCCGCTGCGTTCCCGTAAAGCCCACACTCATTCCTTCCTCTCCCTTTCTCCATTTAGTTGAGCCGCAACCATCTCGTCGGAAGTAAGGACTCTGTGAACCTTTGCAGCCCTTGCTCTCCCCACTTCCTTGTGAGGACGGTCATGAAGAATTTCTTCATTTTCTTGTTCTGCTTTGTTTCGGCACCCAAATGAGCAAAAGATTTCAAAAGCAAACGGAATACCTCTACCGCAAACAATACATTTACTCATTCTTCGCTCTCCTTAAGTTCACTATACCAACAAGGTTTCATATCCGCCACCTCTGGGTTATGCGGATTGGGCACATAGTGGGCATCAAGTGATCCAGATCCGTCATAGTAACAGTAAAAAGAGCCAGTGGAAATCATATAATAGATTCCTTCTTCCTTTTCTGCGAAAGATTCTCTATCGGAGATCTCACCTCGGTATTCTACCTGCTTCCCTTTATAGGATACTGGAATGTAATAGTCTTCATCAACTGAAAGTGGGTTGTACTTCCCTAGCTTGTCTGGGCTGTATGACCCAACGAAACCGTCGCCAAACTTCACATACACCTGTGGTGGGGTAAGAGGTTCATCACAAAGCTCTTCCATAATTTCTGTAACAGTTCCGCATTGCCCTATGTAGTCTTCGCTTCTGGTCTCATTATTCCAGCGAGCACGAGGTTTCACCTCGTAAGGAAGAACTATTGCTAAATCACCGACTTTCATTCTTCGCTCTCCTTCTCTTTATATGTCCCTGAAACCACAATTGACGCCAAGCCGACAATGACTCCTTATCGGGGTTGTAACTCAAAAGAGTGTTGCCCAGTTGTACTTGAAAATGACCCCAGGGACTGTCGAGAAAGCCTTGCCACCCACCCTTATGCCAACCGGAACGCCACTTTAATCTGCCTCCTAATCGGCGCTTGATAGCAACTGCTCCAAAAAAACAGTTTGAATTACTCATTCTTCGTCCTCCCTACCAAACAAGCCTTTGATGATTCGAGCATTCCTGCCATCCTTCATCTTTTTCTTTTCAGCATTGAGAGTTGCCTTAACACCATTCAGAAAGCCAGTCTCATATTTCATGTCAATTTCAAAAGGTTGTGGCAACAATAGCCAGCCGATAGAAAGACCACCTAAGAAAAATAATGCCTCAATCACTCTTCGCTCTCCTCAATCTTCAACTCTCTCAACGGAACCCCCGTCTCCACACTACCAGACCTAACCAGAACCCAATGTTCTCCTTGCTTTTCGCCCAGATATTTAATGACTTCCACTGGAATATCATAATCTTTGCTGTGCCAGGTTACCTTTGGGTTCATTCTTCGCTCTCTCTTATATTATAGCCTATTTATATCGCGATGTCAAGAAGTATTTCACTTACCGAAGTTCATCTTCAGTTGTGCTGGTTCTTCAAGGCTCTGAATGGCTGGGCAAATGCTCTCCATTAGATATCTCGTCACTCGGTAGGGATCGCAGTTAGCGTTTGGCCGGCGATCTTCAATATATCCAACACCGTCAGCGTTGACTTGCCATGGAATGCGGATAGATGCTCCTCTATCCGATGTTCCCCACCTAAACTCTTTATATGAGCACGTCTCATGTTGACCGGTTAGTCTAGATTCAATGTTGTGACCATAGGCCCACTGAATCAGGTTTGGGCTTTGCTTGAAAGCGTCTTCCAAAGCCAAAGGAGCGGTTAGATAAGCTCCCTTAGTCTCTCGCATTTGCCTGGTTGAAAAATTACTATGACACCCTGCTCCATTCCAATCTCCCTTTACAGGCTTAGGATCCCAAGAGACGGTAACTCCATGCTTCTCTGCTACTCTTTCTAGAATATAGCGAGCTAGCCAAAGCTGGTCGCTGACTTCAAGCGGCCCAAGAGGGCCAATCTGAAACTCCCATTGTCCCGGCATAACCTCTGCGTTAATACCCGAAAGATTCAAGCCGGCATCTAGACAAAGCTGAAGGTGTTCCTCTACAATCTCCCGACCGAATGCGTTTGAGCCACCGATAGAACAGTAATATTGTCCTTGCGGAGCAGGATATCCTCCATCTTTCGGAAAGCCAAGAGGAACGCCATCCTTGAAGAGAGTATACTCTTGCTCAAGGCCAAACCAACACTCATGTTCTGTATACTGATCAGCAAGATTAGCACAAGAATGCCTCTTGTTGGTGCGATGAGGTTTCATATCTGGCGTCAGAACTTCACACATTGCCAACAACGATCCTCGTGGGCGGAATGGATCAGCCACCATAAGAACGGGCCGTAATACACAATCAGAGCTGTCCCCCGATGCTTGGTTTGTCGAAGACCCATCAAATCCCCACAAAGCTTCATCCTTAGAGATATCAATCACTCGGGTCTTACTTCTCAACTGTGGGGATGGTTCAGTGCCATCGATCCAAATATATTCTACTAGTTGTCTCATTTTATTTCTCCTAAAGTTAGATATGTCCCCTATTTACAGTAGGACTATGATGTTTCTATTAGATGCTATCGATAAACGAATCACCGACTTGACAACCCAACTAAAAGCTATGGAAACGCTGGGCATGTTCAATAAACCAAAATACGAAAGAATACTCGCAGAACTAATAAGTCTTACAGAAAGACGAGAAACTTTCCTAGAAACCTGGCCTAAGAACTTTCCTTACTGGTTTAGGTAACTCTTGCCATAACGTGATTTCGTTCAACAAGGTAGAAAGTCTCATCTCGCAAAACAATCTCCCTAATAACGTGAGTAGGTACAACGATTACATCGCCAAACCGATACTCTTCTTCTGGGTCTTTCTTCACTGAAACTGCCTTGAAGGGAGCCTCTGAGGGTTTGTATTCTTCTGGAAGGATAACCGCACTTTGCGCATCCTCTTTCTTATCAAATGATAGATCAACTCCGATCCATCGATTTCTAGGTTCTAGTTCCATTTGTCTTCCTTTTCTAAATAATGCTACAAGCCCCACCAGCACAAGCCAGCTCTCCTTGTAAGTTTGTCTCGTCTTGTGTCTCGACCACCATATTCAAATTAACCGCCTCAAGATGCTTCATTAGCCTTTCATAGGTCTGCTCATCACACTCTTCAAAAGGTGCCTGAACATAGGAGCCACCATCATAAGGCAACACAGATAAGCCATTATAGTGTTTCCTGTTTTTCCACATCCAATCACCAACTACAGGCCATTCGCTTTCTCGGATAGTGATCGTTGCGCTAACATTATGTGTATTCTGACCTTTAATATGTCCTGGCTTTATCCACTCCTGACTTACTCGCTTTACCCTCTCTAAGAGGTCCAAAGCACTCTCTGAGCGTAGGATCGCGCCTGCCGGGGCCTTCTGTGGTACTGTCAAGATGGCTGTCGTGTGAGGGCTAAAATAGTCATCCTCAACCAATTCTGGAAATGTCACCATAAGATATTCATAAATAGCCTCGTTCTTTCCTACTCGGATTCGGCGAAGATAGTATGCTGCGTGCCATGCATGGATCCCCGATGAAGTACCAAGAGCCAAGCTGGTTGTTCCTGCTGGCTTTACACATGTCGTCCTTGCTGCTGGCTTAATCCCCAATAATGCTGCGAGACGCTTGTTTTCTTCCTTTACAATCTTTGCAGCGGCCTTCATATCCAGATTCAACACCTTTCCAGAAGCAATCCCTGTCATTGAGACACCGATTAGAGCATCTTTTTCAGTATTTCTCTGCCATACTGGGCGTAGATAATGAAAGTCTGTATAAGATGCTTGCAAAGTAGCAATAAATGTAGCAGCCCTGACACGTTGTTCAAAATCTTCCTGTGAAGTAAGATTAGAAACATTCACTTCTGCCAAGTTACAAAACTGAAATGGTCGCAAAGCAATCTCACAACAAGGGTTAGTGCCCCAGTCTTTATCATATGTGAAATAGAACCCCGGTTCGCCTGCTCCAGAAGCCCTTACACGCTCCCATAACGTCTTAAAGTAATCTTCCGTGATCTTGTGGCGCATCAGCACAACAGAGTTGTTGGAGCGACCACGTTGAGGATTCTTTTCCCACCAAGGACCAGCCTTAGCGGAGATCATATCAACATCATCAGCAGAAAATAGAGCAATAAGCGCAGCACGACGGATGCCACCAGCCAAAACAGCATCAGCAATATAGCAAACCATATCGTGAACCTCAATTGGGGTCAAAAACTCTCCATTCTGCTTTGAGCGAAGGATACCATCTAACCTGAGAAGGCATTCCTTGAGCGGCTGCGGGCCTGGAGCTTTCCCACCAGAAGTGACCAAGCGGGCGCCTTTTGGGCGAATATCCGAGAAATCAAAACGAAGCCTGGAGGTTCCTCGGAAATAAGACATCACTAATGCCTTCACAGCATCTGACCAACCTTCAATAGAATCGCTGACCAAATAGCGATAAGTGCGCTTATCGTTAGGCTTGCGGACTTCTGGTAACTGTTCAACGTGGTGGGCTTGAACTGAATACCCAACGCCTGTGCCCCCAAGCAAAAGAAACATTATTTCACTAAAAGCTCTAACATCATCAATCGGCAAATAGGCACAGTTAAAGATACGATTGGGGGCTACCTCAATAGGTTTCCCGCCAAACTGCATAGATCTCATTGAAGGCAAAACCTTCTTATCAAACACATACTGATAAGCCTCGTTAATCTCACTTTTGAGCTTGGGATACTTCTTGATATGCATCTCTTTATTTCTATCCGTTAGCTCTGAATATAGCTCCCTTCTTTGCTTATCTTCTCGATACCTTGCGTATTTCATATAGATCGCAAGATCTGATAAAATGCTTGATGATAATTCCATATTATTCCTCTCTTTGTTATGCTTTTAGGTTTTTTCTGAACTTCTTATACTTTTCTTTTAACAGTTCGCCTTGGTCATGAGCAGAGAGAGCAGGAACTTCCCCCGTAGAATCTAGCACCTTAATCTGTACGTTAGATGTGTGCATAGAGATAGGATAAACCAAGCCATCAGGGCCATTACGATTTTTCGCTATAAAAAAACGTCCCAAATTGTTTTGTTTATCTCCTACCGTCCTAGAAAGTGAAAAAATGAAATCTGCGACAAAACACTTGTTGTAAGCCTCCGAAATGGCTTCCATAGTGATTACCTCTGCATTTAGGCCGGATCTGTTAGTTTGAGATGCTGTCCATACGCAGCAATTAAACTCTTGTGCTATGCCTCGCATCTCTTCATAAATAGCTTCGAGTTCGTGTCTTTTCTCACTTTTTCCTGAAATAGGTCGTAATAAGTCTCCATAGTCAACAATGATCATATCCGGCACGATATCTCTAGATCGTAACTTATCTAGGTGGGTTCTTAGTGTGCGAGTTGAGGCAGATTTTGTAGGATATTCCTTTATTAGGAGAACTCCCTCGATCTCCAAAACCTGCTTATAGATATCATCTTTAAAGTCATGCAGATTGGACAATGGATATCCGGTCAAACACGAATCATACCGACCTGCAACCACCGTATCTGCTAGCTCTAAAGTATAATGTACAACAGTCTTTCCTTGTTTAAGCGCAGCTGCGCCAAGATGAACCAATGCCATTGACTTACCAGCACCAGTAGGTGCAATAACTACACCCAACTCGCCTTTACCATGGCCACCACCAAAAAGGGTATCAATCTCTGGCCAACCTGTAGAAATAGGATTTCTGGCCTTTTTAACAAACCTTTCTTCAAAATCCTTAATAAAATCATAGCCCTGATCTGAACTGTCTCCTAGCTTCAAAGCATCGTTGATAATCTTGGAAATCTCGTCGAAGGAGGATCTCTGAAGAAGCCCTACGGACCTAATCATAGCCTCTTTCAGCTTCTGCTTCCGACAAAAATCAAGAGCTGTGCTCTTTATATAGTCAGCGCCACTTACCTGCGAATCATGAATGCGGGCAAAGTAACTTCGAAGCTGCTTCTGGGTTGCCGGGTTTTCATTTTCCAGTTCTGCTCGGATAATCGAAATCATAATCTTGTATGTGGGATGAACCATATACTTCTCACGATATTCAAAGATCTTCCGAATAAATACTCGTAGGTAGTGAAGTTCCAAGAAGCCGATATCCAGCACTTCCATTATTTGGTCTGCAAATGGCCTATCTTGTAAGATAACCTGACACAAAGACTCTTGAAAATCTTTACCAAACTTGCTAAAATCTGTCTTCTTATTATTCTTCAACTGCCGTCCCCCGTCTAAACAATATACCCCATCTCCACCTATTTGTCAAGCAGTTTTATTCCCCTCGATCAAGCCTCGCAGCATAGGCAAGTATTCCTCCCACCTATAAGAACCAAAGCCATGCTGCAAAGAAGCTGCCTTCAGTCCTGTTGCGTTCAGCTCATGATCAAAGTTTTCAAGAATATATCGAAGCTGTTGGCTACCTTGCACTGAAATGCTGGGAGGGGTCAGGTTCATAACCTTATGATTTGACAGAACAGTGTTCCAGCCTTCAAGAATGTTTTCAAATAGCTTTAGATTGCTATCGATATTGGAGCAATGCTCATGCACGTCTTCCAAAGAGTAGCTCGTATCTTCCTTAAGGAATGAGAAGCGCTTTGAAACCGTTTTCAAGCCTACCCCAGCAATCCCCGCTAAATTATCAGATTTGTCGCCAACAATGGCACGAGCAACAACAAAGTTTTCCGGCGAAATGCCGTACTCTTCTGTAACCGTCTTTTTTGTCCAAGCTTTCTTCTGGATTGGCCTGTATAATATAGTCTCGTCATCACAAAGCTGTAAAAAGTCTTTATCTGAAGATACTATCACCTTTTGCCAACCTCTATATGCAGGATCCCTCACCACAAAAGAAATGATATCATCAGCCTCGACATGATCCAGCACTAGCTGCATAATAGGCATATTGTTCAACATCTCCATAAGGATGCGTTGCTGCCAGACCATATTCTCCTTCTCTGACTGCGCTGACATACCCTCTACTTTGTAGTTCTTCCTCAAAGGCTTACGACCCTGCTTATACTCCTTAACCGTCTGACGACGCTTCTGGGAGCCTCCTGCGCCATCCCAACAAATGATTACTTGATCTGGTGCTGTCTCTCTGATCATCTTTTTTACTGAATTGAGAAACCCTACCGTTCCTCCAACAGGATTTCCATTTGTAGAAATCGATGGATTCACAATGTAATTCCTAATAAACATGTTTAGTGCGTCAATCACTAGTAAACGCTTCATTCTATCCCCCAAAGTAAAAGCTCTCAACATACTTAATGTAGCATGTTGAGAGCTGCTTGTCAAGTTTAATATCTAGGCTTCTTCTTTTCCATCAATATCATAAAACTCGCTGGCCTCGCCATCCTTCTTATCAAACCTAAGAATAACCTCTTCTTCCATTAGCTGCAAGATCCGCTCGTAAAACTTTTTGTTCTCTAACTTCTTCATCCAGGCAGCTCCTTGAAACTTTTCTGTCGTGCCGTCTTTGTGATGAAGAGTATACCAAGCGCCAGAAACAGTAAGATGTTTTGAGCTTTTTACAGCTGCAAACCAAGATTCTTCATCCTGAATCTTTACATCATCTCCTGCCCACACAATCTTGAAAATACATTCCCTAGCATCCGAGCCAAACCGAGATTTCTTAATCTTGGCCTTTACCTCTGTGCCTACGCGGAAACCCTTATCATCATAGATGAAAGAAGCTTTGCCGCGACGAGCAGTTAGCCAAATACGAAGAGAATACGCATAGGCTGCGGCTTTACCACCAGGAGCAAAATACGGTTCAAGACGTTGTTCTGCGAGATTGTTGGTAATATTAGTTTTCAGCTGATTCAAGATAAGCAAGGTTGACTGTGAGTTCGCGAGAGGTACCGTTAGTTTTGAAAAGCCCTTTGATAAGACGCGGGGTTTGACGGCCATACTTGATTGAGGGTTGAAATCACCCTCAATATCAGTACGACAAGCTGTCATAGCCAATGAATCCCAAATGAAGAGCATCCGGTTTGGATTACCAGCCATCAGCTCTTCGATAGTCTCTAAGACAAACTCGACAGATTCCGCCTGAACATAGAGCAGATCATCCAAATCACAGCCTGCTTTTTCTAAGAAATCTGGATCAACCGCAGATTCCGAATCAAAATATACAACATCAATACCCATTTTCTGGGCATTTGCTGCTATTTGAGCTGCCATATATGATTTACCTGCGGCAGATAGACCAGCGATCTCTGAATGTTTCCCGATCGGAATACCTGCATACTTGCCTCGGCAAATAATAGAGTTTAGCCACCGAGAACCAGTAGGAATCCACTCCTTAACCTCTGTGGGGTTAGACTCTCCCAAGTCATAAGCAAGCGTTTTTTGTGCCTTCTTATTGACCAACTTGCGCATATCCGCAATGGACAGTTTCCCAGGTTTCTCCTTTGTCTTTTTTGCTTTGGCCATCAATAACTGCCGTTAAGGGTAACATATCCAGCATTCTCTGTGTTGACGGTGGCAGACCAGTTATCGGTAAAATACTGCGAGGAATCCCGCAGAAGGCGCCAAGGTGCCTTCATAGTAAAAGACATCTCAACAGACCCACGCTTATGATCATACCTTGTTACCTCCTGCTCTACCCAACCATGGTCCCAGACTGTTTCGCCCATCGCATCTGCGCAAAACCCAGTGAACTCTTCAGAGCCACGCTCATAGCCCTCAAGAAGACCCTCATCGCGCAACGTATCAAGGGCCCAGTTTCCGTTTTTATAAAAAACGCCAGTTGTAGCTGCTTCTGCTAGCTCATTAATCACGCCCGTCTCAACAAAAGCATCTTCATGCCAATCTTCGTTATAATGCATAATATCACATGCTTCTTTCCAAGTGAAAACCACTTCTGTGTCAGACGCAATATCGAACGCCTTCAACCTATCAATCAAATTACTCATTCTCCCTCCAAGGAAATCAAAAAATCAAAAAATTGTAAAAAATGAGGCATCTGTAAACCCATGCCTCCCTGCGGTTGGGGGGAACTACTCTGCTGTAGCTGTTGGTGAAACCTCAGTTTCAGCCGATTCAATCGGACTAGGAGTGACCGTGATTTCCTCAGAAACCTCGTTCTCCACAATCTCGACTGCCTTTACGTGCTTCTCATTGCTCTCGCTTGAGGCCGTTGAAGGGGCTGTTGTTGCTGTCTCATCGCTACTATATGAAGAATACGCGAAATACGATCCTAACATTAGTGCAATAGTTGCTACAACAACCAAGGCTTGTGCATTTTTACTTTCAAACATTACTTTTTACTCCTTTATTCCGATGATGTATCAGTGCCACCAGTATCGGTGCCTGTATCGTCTGCTTCTATTCCGGTCTCAACTATTCCGGTCTCAACTATTTCCAAGCCCGTATCACCACGGACAGGGTCATCACTACAACCGACAAACATAAGCATTCGCGGTACCGCGAATGCGCCGAAAAAAAGGACAATAACGTATATGTCGGTCTCGCTAATCATAAACTTTTTCTCCTTTACTCCGATGTCATGTCAGTATCACCGGTATCGGTGCCTGTGTCTCCTGTTTCTGTTCCAGTCTCAACTGTCCCAGTATCAACAACTTCCAAGCCCGTATCACCACAGACAGGGTCGTCACCACAGCCGACAAACATAAGCAGTCCGATGACCGCTGCTGCGCCGACAAAAAGGGCAACAAAGTATTTATTATTATTATTCTCGCTAAGCATTAAACTTTTACTCCTCTAAGCATTAATTAACTCATTAAAAGCAGCATCAACCGCAACGGTCGCACCACTGTTATCATACTTGACAAAATCCTCGCCTTCGACTTCTCCAGCGAGCCATTCATCAAGCATAACCTGAATCTCTTCTACAGATTTCTTCGTAAACAGTTCTTCAAAGTTTGGAATATTATCCAACCATTCAGAACACTTCTCATTTCCACCAATGTTATCTGGACACAAAGGTGAAGACTTCCGGCGAGGTGTCAAGGTAGTCGATGCATACCTGTCTCCGTCGCCCTTTCCATACTTGAGGACAATATCAATGCCCTCATCAACGTCGGTAATATCCCCGTATTCTGGGTTCAAAACCAGGCTCAGGATTTGCTCATAGGCCCGCTTTCCAAAGCCCCAAATCCTAACTCCCTTGTCTTCCTCTCCTCGCACAATGACCGGAGCGAAAAAACGCTGCTTGGCCATTAGATCAAGAGCAACCTTTCTGGATTCTTCTGTCTTGTCCATAAAAAGGGACCGGACAAAAGAGTTCAGAGGATCATCGATGCCATACATGCGATAAGGGCTTAGAAATCCTCGGTTTTTGCCCAAGTTATAATGGAACCAATATTCCTTGAATGGATCTCCATCTGGAGTAGGAACAATGCGAATTGCCTGCTCTCCATCCTTGGGCTTCCAGAAAACATTATCCCCGCCCCCGCCCTTATTTCTAAGGGCTTCCATCTTTGCTCTCATCTTGTTCATATCAATAGCCATTATTAATCTCCTAATGTTTGTAAAATTAGCTAATTTACTAAGTTTGTATATGTGGACTATATGCTAGAAGATAGCCATAGTCGTTATTGTATTGTGTAGGAAAAACCCCAAACGAAACACTCACAGTCTCATCCAAAGCTTTCTCTCTCATTTGCGAAACAATCTCCTTGTGAAGACTGCCTTCTTCTCGCAACCTTTTCTCACCTACCCCATAAATATAGCCTATATCTCTTATGTTGTCAAGTAAAAAAAGCAAGTTTTCTGTATTTTCTTTCATATCAAAAATACCAAATGTGCAAATACGCCCAGTTTCACCGGGATTACGAAGACTTCCCATAACTGGGGTTTCGTTGCGGAACACGTTAATCATGTGGATCGTAGAAACCAAAAAATCATTAATCTTGCTGTAATAATCCATAACTGAAATATCGCCTATTATCTCCTCTAATGTCAAATTTGAGACTAGATAAAGGCGACGTATTGCTGCTGACCTTGCGTAATGTTGAAGCACGTTATATGTAACCTTCTCGTGCTTCTTTTCTAGGGATCCTAATAGTAAAGGATCCGGTCTAATGTAGAGAATGTCTGTTTCCGACTTTGTTCCAAGCTGTTCTATAATGCGAAGAGCCAAAGCGGAGATGTGGCCAGAACCTCCAACAATAAGTAGAGTTTCATCTTTAATTTCATCAAGAAAGTCCGAAAAATCGGGAGCATTTTGTTCATACTCTTCCGGCCCCTTTTCATACTTTATATTATAGCAGCTCTTGCCCACTTTGTCAACATCTATTTGAAAAACATTGTATTGTGGATATTTTTGGAAGCATTGAGCAACATTACAGCCTGCTTTGCCAAGTCCAATAATATTCATTCTTCGCTCTCCTTTTCCTCAAAATATGTATCTGGGCTTCCTGTGTACCAAGTCTTTTTTATGCCATTCATCTCGATGAGAACATCTATAATGTCTTCAAGTCTGTCATTGATCTCTTCTAGACTCTCAGCGCTATCGGCATTAACAAGGCGGAAAAGGGTCTGGCGAATGTTCATTCTTCGTTCCATTTCCATCCCATTCGTAGGGTTAAATCCCTGTACTCATCATCGTTATCAACCGCTTCTGTGTGATCATTTAGCCATTCCAGTCCATCGATGAATGGTTTATGTGTTGTCCACCATCTACTGCCTGCCTTCTTTACTTGTTCTGAAAATGTCTCTGTTTTGCAGTATACATGATACCACATTACTGAAATGCAGTTATCTCCGTCCTCATCTGGTAACCAAGCTGTGATTTTACCAACTGAACCTGCCGCTATATCGGCATAATCCCTGGTTAGAATGACGTTCTTGTTGTGATCAAAATTCTTATTCATTCTTCGCTCTCATTGGGAAACTGCAAAATGTTATCGAGTGAAGGCTCTTCCTCTTCTTGGAGGATTTCTTCTATTTTGGCTAAGTCTTCTTCTGTCGGGCCCTCAAAGGCTCCTAACAAATCCCCCAGCTTTCTTTCAAGAGAGGAAAGGTTAGCCACCATATTGATACTGGTCTCGATGTCGTGCCCCTCTGGGAGGGTATCTTTCCTGGCCCACAGCTTCCAGCTGGACGTTGCTAACTGAACAGACCCGTATAACAACTCCAAATCCAAGCTACTAAACATACCGACTTTTCTCATTCTTCACTCTCCACTCATAAGTTCAACTCTCTAAGGTTTCCAAAGTCCCTGCCAGCTTTCACATTTATCAAAAACTTGCCCAATGGAGTGTTAGAGAACACTTCAATCATCTCTGGTATAATATACCTCTCTTCGTAAGGAATGTCAAGCACAATATTGTCATGAATCGTGAAAGCTATGA